ATGTGCTTCAGGTGTAAATACTTATTATTTTATGACTTCACGTGATGTTATATCAACAATTATTGTTCCAGTTGGTGCACAATTAACAATTTCAGTTATAATTACATCAATGGCATTTACCACATGGGAATCTACATTTAATTCATCAACAAGTATTGCTTTAGGAACGCAGATATATGGTGGAACATATTTGGGATGGTGTTATGATTGGGCAAATTCTACAGGAAATGGTTATTTTGCCCAACCGTCTTATGTTCATACTAAATATGCATTGATATTATCACCAAAATCTGGAGGTGAATCTTCAACAGCACTACAAGCACATACTTCGGGAACTGGAGCACCTACAGGAGCAAATAATCGACGTATTGGTTTATTAAATGTTAATTCTTGGGCTGCGGTAGCAGCAAATTCTGCAATACAACAATTTTGTAATAGTGCTAATGCTAGTAATTTAGGTGGCTATAATGATTGGTTTATACCAGCAGAGGGCGAAATGGCTACTTTTATGTATAACAGACATTTAATAGGCACTAGTGCTATTCCATCTGGTGAAGCATTAAGAAATGCAAATCATTGGTCTAGTTCAGTTAGCACATCATCCCTTATGTATTATGCTAATCCAACTACCGGCGCCTCCGCTACATCAGCGCCAAATAATACTAGCTATGTTAGATTAGTTCGTAGACAAACAATTACATAAAATGCCAGCAATTCATAGAAATACTGATGGTAGAACATGTGGTGCATCAACGATTGTAGTTGGTCAATCTAGTGTTTTTGCTAATGGATTATTGGTATCTGTTAATGGTGATCCGAATACTCATGGAGGAGGTAATCTGATAGCATCATGCAATAATGTGTATATTAATGGTAAATTAGTAGTAAATCATTCTCCAGATGGTTCGTATCCCGATGCATTATGTCCATGGCTGGGTGGTGCACATTGTTTTCCACAAACAACTGGAGGTTCACCTGATGTTTTTGTTGGAGATTAAAAAAAGTATATAAATACTAAATGGCAAATATTACAATAAACAGTAAGAGGATGTATAGTGATTTTGATTTAAATTTTGTAAGACATCCCATACGAAAAGATATAAATGTATTAAAGGATGAAAAGTCTGTAATTAATTCTATTAAGAATTTAGTTCTTATAAATTATTATGAAAGGCTTTTTAATCCTTCGATTGGATGTAATGTAAAGAAATTACTATTTGAGAATATTGATGATATTACAGGTATTCAGATTCAACAGGAAATTATAGATACAATAAATAATTTTGAACCAAGGGTTAATATCACAAATGTATTGGTATCTCCAGCGCCTGATGATAATGGATACAATATAACTATAAGTTTTTATGTAAAAAGTATATCAAATCCTATAACCATATCATTCTTTTTGGAAAGAGTGAGATAAAAAATTCAAATTGGAATAAAATAAATGGCTAATCAGCTTCGTATAACAGAACTAGATTTTGATGCGATTAAGCAAAATTTAAAGACTTTTTTGAAACAGCAAGACACATTTGCTGATTATGATTTTGAAGGTTCTAATCTCTCTATATTATTGGATATTTTAGCATATAATACACATTATAATGCATTTTATTTGAATATGGTTGCTAATGAATCATTTATGGATACTGCATTATTGCGTGATTCTGTGGTATCACATGCTAAAACATTAGGATATATTCCATATTCAGTTACATGTCCTGTTGCACAAATTAATTTTATTGCTAATACTAATAATAGTAATACAACAACTTTGACTATACCTGCTGGTTATACATTCAAATCTAATTTAATAGATAGTAAATCATATAATTTTGTTGTTTTGGAAGATGCAACTGTAACTAAATCTAACACAAGTTTTTTCTTTGATAATTTAAGTATTTATGGTGGTACATATCAAACATACAATTTTATATATGATTCAAGTACAAATTTAAAACAGATATTTGATTTACCTGATACAAACATTGATACTAGGACATTAAAAGTTAGAACTCCTACTAATGTTTATGAAAATGTAACTGAAGTATTGGATGTTGATGCAGAATCAAAGGTTTATTTTTTACAGGAAGGTAAATCTGGAATTTATCAAATATATTTCGGTAAAGATAATATAGGAAAGAGTTTAACTGATGGTGAACAAATAATAGTTTCATATATTATTTCTGATGGTCCAAATTCTAATAAGGCAAATAATTATATAGCTTTATCATCATTAACTGATTCATCTGGTTATACTACTAATGATTTTATTGTTAATCCGATTTATGATGCAATTGGTGGTTCAGATAGAGAATCAGTTGATAATATTAAATTATCATCTGTAACACAATTTTCTACACAAAATAGATTAGTTACAACAAAAGATTATGAATCTTATTTAATGAAAAATTATCCTAGTGTTGAATCTGTAACTGTATGGGGTGGTGAAGATGAATATATTCCTGCTTATGGAAAAGTGTATCTATCATTAAAACCTAAAGCAAATTATTATATTTCTCAAAAAGAAAAACAAAATATTATCAATAATATTTTAAAACCTAAAGTTATAGTAGGTACAAATATAGAAATTATTGATCCCCAATATCTTTATATTATTATTGATTGTAATATACAATATAATTCTAATAAAACTATATTATCTGCTGATTCATTAATTAATCAGATAAAAAATGCAATTGTTTTGTATAATAATACATATTTAAATCAATTTTCATCATCATTTGTTTCTTCCAAATTACAGGAAAATATTAATAAGGTAGATTTGAATTCTATAAAAGGATGTGAACTTAATGTAAAATTACAAAAACGATTTGAACCTGAATTAGGAATTTCTAAAAATTATATTATAGATTTTTCATCTCCATTGAAAAGAGGTACAGCAATACAAAAATTAATTTCTTCCGAATTTAATGTATATGATAAAGATGGTATAATAAGAAAAGTTACTATAGATGAAACTCCTGATTCTCATACTGGTATTTCAGAAATACAAATAGTTGAATCGGGAATAGGATATACAACAAATCCTAAAATTATAATTACAGGTGATGGCACTGGTGCAACAGCAGAACCTATTATAGTTAATGGTAAATTAGAAAAAATAACAATAACAAATCCTGGTACAAATTATACAACCGCATTAGTAACTGTAGAAGGCGGTAATGGACATGGTGCCGTATGTGTAGCAGCATTAGATTATAAAAAGGGTATCCTTAGAATGTCATATTTTGATAATTTTGCTAGTAGACAAATTATTAGTGATAATATTGGTGAAATATTTTATGATACTGGTATTATAGTATTAAACGATTTACGAATTATTTCATTAGATTCAAATGATTCTTTACTTAGATTAACAGCATATTCTGAAAAAAATATTGTAGATTCAAATAAAAATACAATTATTTCTGTTGATATAGATGATCCAACTTCCATATTGATAAAATTGGTTAAAATTTGATGGATACAGATTTAAAAACATCAATATTAATAAATCAACAACTTCCTCAATTTATTAGAGAGGAATATCCTTTATTTCAATCTTTTTTAGAAGCATACTATGAATTTTTAGAAAAAAAAGATGGAGATAAAAAAAATGATTTAATATCTAAATCTAAAAGTATTCGTGATTTGCCAGATGTTGATATATCTATTGATGAATTTGAAGATGAATTTTTTAATACATATGCAAATTTATTTCCTAAAGATGTTTCTGTTGATAAAGAATTTCTAATAAAACATGTTTTACCTTTTTATTTGTCCAAAGGTTCTGAAAAATCATTTAAATTTTTATTCAGATTACTTTTCAATCAAGAACTTTCTATAAAATATCCCAAAAATGAGATATTGAGAGCATCTGATGGTAAATGGACAAAAGATACATTTATTAGAATTGATGGAGATGAAACTTATTCCATATATACGGGAGATGGAACAACAAAAACATTTAATTTAGTAATGGAAGTTGGTGATTTAACTGATAGTGATGAAAATGGTATATTAGATAATAAAATAGAAAATGATATAATAGTAAAAATAGATAATATAGTTATATCTACTGGTTTTTTTGTTAGACGAGAATCTAGAAAAATCGTATTTGATCAAGCACCTACAGCTAATTCTGAAATTCAAATATATTATAAAAATTTTGATTTTAATATTCTTAAACAAAGAAAAATAACTGGAGTTGATTCTGGTGCTAGTGTTATTATAGATGATATTTCTAAAGTATATGAAAATCGTAAAGTAGTTTATAAATTAGGTGTAGATGAAAAAACAATTATTGGTAACTTCATTTCAGGTGAAAGATTAAGTACCGATGTTTTAGATATTAATGGCAATCTGATTTATATGTCTTTATTGACTACTTCATCTTTAAAACGTATTATAATTACCAATGGAGGTTCAAATTATAATGTCGGTGATCCTGTTCATATTATCATAAGTAGTGATTTATATACTACTTTGCCATATTGTGTGGTATCTGAAATTTATGATAGTACAATTGATAGTTTTGATGTTGTGGATGGAGGTGCTGGTTTTGAATTAAATGGCAAAATATATGCATTAGGAATTCCAGAGACAGATTTTTCTGCCCATACAATATATCTCGATAAATCAGGTAAAGAAACACCAAATACTTTTCCTATATTTACTAATGTTATTTCGGATGTTGATCCTGCAAATACTATTTTATCTTCAAGTAATTGGAATTTTCCAAATGTTGCAAATTCAAATTTAAGTAATACTTTTGTATCTATTTCATCTCCAGGTTATTATATTAATATTGGTGCAATAGGTTATATTGAAGTAGATATTTCAAAAATAACATCTACTGATAGTATTTTTAATGCTACACCTGCCAAAATCAATATTGCACCACAAACAGCAAATACAACAACAAATACCACAGTTTATATAGATACTTATGGTTCTTTAGGTAAATTTAAAATAATAAATGGAGGTACAAATTATAGCGTAGGTGATAAAATAATTTTCATCAATAAACCTATGTGTTTAGGTATTGGTGCTAATGCTTATGTATCAAAGGTTAATACTGCATCTAGTAATAGTATAACAGAAATTCAATTTGGTATTGAACCTGGTCACATGAAAGGTGGTGAAAATTATAGACAAGATATATTACCATCAGTAACTATACAATCTGCAAATGGATCAAATGCTAATGTTATAGTTACTACTATTATGGGTGATGGTGAGAATTTAACAGCTAATTATAATGGTAATTCATATGGTCAAATAAAGAAAATTCTTATTATTGATCCAGGTTCTGGATTAAAAACATTACCAATAATAGATTTATCTCTTAAAGGTGATGGAAAGGCTACAGCTATACCTGAATTATATAAAACAATTGAAGTTTCTCCAGGTTATTGGGCATCATCTGATGGAATCATTTCTTCAGCCGACAAAAAATTACAAGGTAAAAATTATTATGTAAATTATTCATATGTTACATCTTCATTACAAGATTTTCAAAAATATAAATCAATATTTAAGAAATTAATACATCCTACTGGATTTAAACATTATGGAGAGGTAATAAAGCCAACAACAGTTATTAATGATACTAATTCCACATTTTCCAAAGTTTCTTCCATATTGTGTTATGCATCAACGGCTAATAATGGAATTGAATTATTTAAATGGATAAATCAAACTTCAGGTGAAATGAAACTAACATTTAACACAGCATTGAACGGTAATGCACAAATATATATACCTCTCGGTACAAGTTGGACTTCAGCACCACCTCCCAACGTAACAGTCGATTGGGGTGACGGCAATATTAGCACATATAATACTAAGGGAGTTAAAACACATCAATATGCTTCGGCAGGTACATATCAGGTTACTATAACTGGTTTCATGCCTGAATTTGGTGATCAGGATTATAACAATGAAATGATTAGCTTGGTATCGGTTGATTCTTGGGATGATGGTTTAGGATTAATCGACTTAGAACCTGCATTTTATGGAGCCTTACATTTAACAAATGTTCCAACTAATTTACCCAGCACTGTTACCAGCTTATCATGGGCATTCATTGATTGCACATCTTTTAATTCGGCTAACATATGTTCATGGAATACGGAGAATGTGACTAAAATGAATGGTGTATTTTTTAATTGTACATCATTTAATCAATCTCTTAATTCTTGGAATGTTGGTAGTGTTACAGAAATGTCTAATATGTTTTATGGTGCTTCTGCATTTAATCAACCACTTAATAACTGGAATGTCAGTAATGTAACATTAATCAATAATTTATTTTATGAGTGTTCATCATTTAATCAACCACTTAATAACTGGAATGTCAGTAATGTAACAACAATGGGTGGCATGTTCTTTGGTGCAACGGCATTTAATCAACCACTTAATAATTGGGATACGAGTAATGTTACAAACATGCAGAGCATGTTTTATAGTGTTTCTGCGTTTAATCAACCTCTTAATTCTTGGAACACAGCGAATGTGATATACATGGCATTTATGTTTGAGAATGCCACAGCATTTAATCAAAATATAAATAGTTGGAATGTTGGTAATGTTCAATATATGTCTGGTGTGTTTCATAATGCGACAGCTTTTAATCAACCTCTTAATTCTTGGGATGTCAGTAATGTTACAGACATGGATATCATGTTTCAAGATGCTTCTGCGTTTAATCAAAATATTAGTAACTGGTGTGTTACACTTATACCGACTGAGCCACAAGATTTTTCACTTAACTCAGCATTATCTATCAACAATAAACCTGTTTGGGGTACATGTCCCCCATAAATACATAGTATAAATAAATAAAATAATTAAAAAATATAAAAAATGACTCAATTTATAACATCCGATAAATCACATTTTAATATAGCAAAACAATTCAAAGAATCTTTCTCTGAACCTGAACCTGCTACTTTAGGATATATTTTTATTGGAAATCATCTTCCTTATGCTAATAATGATAATGATATTCCTGATCCATTAAATACACTTTTTGATGAAAAAAGTGTATGGAATAATATGATTGCTGCTAAGAAGATAACAGGAAATGATGTAGAATTTGTAATAGAAAAACGTACATGGGTAACAAATCGAATATATCGCCAATATGATGATACTGTGAATAGAGAAGAATTATTAACACAAAATAATCCGTTATATCCTATGTATGTTGTAAATAGTTCTGGCGAAGTTTTTTTGTGTGTAGATAATAATAATTCATCAATTTCTACTGATGAACCATTTTATAGTACATCAGATATTATTCAAACTGTAGATAATTATGTTTGGAAATATTTATATGAAGTTCCAGCACTTTCTAAATTTGCAAATGATGATTGGATACCAGTTCCATCATCAATTGAACAAATTGAATATTATCCTGGTACTCCGGTAGATGGTCAAATTCTTTCAGTAGTTATTACTAATTCTGGAAATAATTATGTTAATACATCTAATAATAAAGTTTTAGCATTTCAAAAAGATGCTACAATATTAACTGTTTCTGAATCTCAATATTTTGCAAATGTTAATGTTGGAATGCAAATTTCTGGAACAGGAATACTTCCATCTACATACATTACAAATAAAGAAAATAGCAATTCTACAATAACTTTATCAACAGCAACTTCTGCATCTGGTGGAGGTGTTGGCAACAATATTTCATTTGTTACAAGAGCAATTTTTGATGGTGACGGAGAATTAGCAAGTGCTAATGTTATACTTAATATTAGTAATCATATCGAATCTATAACTATAAATGATTATGATTCACAAAATTATACATATTCAACAGTTAAAATATATGGAACAGGATCAGATGCATCAGCAAGAGCTATTTTGCCGCCAAAATTTGGTCACGGATTTAATTGTGCAAAAGAATTAGGTTGTTCTAGAGTCATGATTTCATTATCATTAGAATTTGATGATGATATTCCTCAAGATATTTCATATCGTCAAACAGGAATACTTATTGATCCATATAAATTTGATTCTCAAAATGTTTCTACTGTTGTTACATCAAATAATGTTATTCAACAAACAACAAATATAACAGTATTAGGTGGTGATTCATATTTACCTAATGAATTTGTCTATCAGGGAAATATAGATAATCCAAATTTTTCTGGTTATGTATGTTATCAGACAAGTAATAAAATCTTCTTAACAGAAGTACGTGGTAATCTTATCATAGGACAATATATGAAAGGTACTGATACTAATCTCAATGGAAGAATAGCTTATTTAAAGGAATCTCCTTATTTTAAATTTTACACAGGCGATATACTTTTTGTAGGAAATCATCCGAAAATAACCAGAACTGAAGAACAATCAGAACAAATAAAACTTGTTGTAGTATTCTAGGAAAATAAAATGACAATTAATACCAATTTCAATATAAATCCATATTATGATGATTTTGATGATACAAAAAAACATTTGAGATTATTGTTTAAACCCGGATATGCTGTTCAATCACGTGAATTGACACAAATACAAACATTATTACAAAATCAGGTTGGTAATTTTGGTAAACATGTTTTTAAAAATAATTCTAAAGTTAGTGGTGCTGAACAAACACTACAAACTGTCACATATTTAAAACTTGATAATTCATATGCAAATACTAATATTAATATTACACAATTTGAGAATAAAAATATTTTAACATTAAATGAAAAAACAAGAGCAGTAGTTGTAAATGTAATTGATAATGATTCTGTAACTGGAGATCCAAAAACAATTTTAGTAAAAAAAGAATTTGGTGACTTTTCGCCAGGAGATACAATAAAAACAGATGAAAATTCACCTGTTTTTGCAAATGTTTCAGCCGATGGTGTTGGCGCTGGTCAAATGTTTTCTGTTGATGAAGGTGTATGGTTTATTGATGGATATTTCGTTAAAAACAATAAACAAACAATTGTACTTTCAAAATATAGTTACAATGAATCAATGAAAATAGGTTTTGAAATAAATGAAGTTATTTCAACTTTTAATGATGATACTTCTCTTTTGGATCCAGCTTTAAGTGCAACAAATTATCAAGCACCTGGTGCAGATAGATTTATTGTTGATTTAGTTTTATCAAAAAGAAGTATGGATTCTACTGATACAACAAAATTCATTGAAATTGCTCGAATTACAGATGGACAACTAATTACACTTAAAGATAATGCTGAATATTCACTTCTAGCTGATGAATTTGCAAGAAGAACATATGATGAATCAGGAAATTATACTGTTAAACCATTTATATTATCAGTATCAGATAATATTGCAAATACAGCACAAACACAAATAAGTTTATCGACAGGTATCGCATATGTTTATGGTTATGAAATAAGAACTAAATTTCCACAAAAACTAATTTACGATAAACCAAGAGATACAAGTAATGTTAATAACAAATTAATAAATGCAGATTATGGTAAATATTTGCATATAAAAAATCTTAAAGGTATATTTCCTATTACTAATTATTCGAGTGTTGATGTCCATTGTGTACCCACATCACAACAATCAAGTAATACAAAAATAGGAACTGTTAGTGTTAGATCATATGATTTACATTCTTCTCCTATAGAAAATGATGCAAATACTTATTCATATAAGGCTTCTGTTTTTAATATTAATATTAATGCATCATTTACCGGAACTGTTGTATCAGCAACAGCAAATACAATAGTAATACCTAGTTTTTCTGTTACTGATGGTGCATATGTTGGTGCAAAAATAAGAATTACATCAGGTAATGGTTCTAAAGAAATTCCTAAAACTATTCTTAGTTTTACAAGTAATACTATAACAATTTCTGATCAAGAACAATTTATACAAATTCCTAATAATAGTTCTCAATTTGCAATAGATTTCGAATTTGCAAATGTTAAAAGTTTAGCACAAGGGCAGAATACCGCAGATGTTGATATAAATTCTATAGAAAATATTAATGGTATTAATGTAACAAATCTAAAAGATACAAAATTAGAACCTCCAATTTTTAAAATAGGTGATTGGGTTTCTAATAATTCTATTTCTGATTTAAGTTATTATGAAAGAAGATTATATACAGCAATTCCTGTTGATGTAAGTGGTAATATACAACTTTCAGCATTTTCAGTAACTAACGATGAACAATTAGTTTTAGAAAAAGAAGATTTTATTATAACATGTTATTCTTCAGGTTCATCTATTTATAGTGTAGGTCAAGTGGTACCATTATCTGCTATATCAATTGCTGGTAGCCAAATGACAATAACTAATGGTAGTTATATGTATATTAATGCTGTAGTTACCATTTTTCATAGTTCTGGATCAGGATTAAAAACAAAATCTGTTATATTGGCTCCTAGTACACTCAATAGTGGTACGTCAACTAGTATAAACAGTGGAGCTGCAACTGTTTATAATGAATATGGACAAACAACAATAAGTGCAGGTTCAATAGTAAAAACACCGGGAACACCACAATCACTATATGTTTCGGATGTGAAAAGAATAGTTTCAATTATTGATATAACAACCAGTCTTAATATCACAGATCATTACATTTTTGATAATGGTCAAAAAGATTCTTTTTATGATTATTCTTCAATAAAATTAAAACCAAATTATACTGCACCATCAGGCGGATTATATGTGACATATGATAAATATGTTTCGCAAGGATCAGGTTATTTCACAAATGAATCATATTCTAGTTACGATGATATACCAAGTTATTTGTCATCTTCTGGAGTACAATATGAATTACGAGATTGTATAGATTTTAGACCTGTTAGAGTAACAACTTCTGATCCAACAGTAATTTCATTTGGTACTACAAATATTTTACCAAAAATGAGTTCTCCAATTATATGTGATTTTGAATATTATTTACCTAGAATTGATAGAATTATCCTTCGTAAAAATGGTGTATTTGAAGCATTAAAAGGACAATCATCTATTAATCCTGTGTTACCTCAAAATCCAAATGATGCAATGACTCTTTATATTCTTAATAATCCACCATATGTTAAGAATACTTCTGATATTTCAGTTGAATATGTTGAAAATAAACGATATACAATGAGAGACATTGGATTAATAGAAAAACGAGTTGAAAATCTTGAATATTACACTTCACTATCATTATTAGAGCAGGATACACTGAATAAAGAAGATTTATCTGTATTAGACAAATATGGTGTACCAAGATTTAAAAATGGTATAATAGCAGATTCGTTTAGAGGTCAATCTGTTATGGATTATTTAAATCCTGATTATAAAGCATCTATTGACATTAATAAAAAAGAACTTGTACCTTCTTTTGATATTGAACAATACGATTTACAGTATGATATAGTAAATTCTACTTATTGTTCCAATATGGGTCAATATGTTGGAATTGAATCTGAAACTGTTTCTGCAATTGAACAAGTATACGCTTCTGAAACAGTTTCAATAAATCCATTTAATGTCATAAATTATGTTGGAAGTTTAATATTATCACCTTCTTCTGATATTTGGATGGATACTACAAAAGGCGCTGAAGTTAATATTAATTTGACAGGCGATTATGATGCATGGCAATTTATTGCTGATTCATTACCACTTGAAAAACAATGGAATTCTTGGAATGATATATGGTATGGTAATCCAGTTACAGAATCTACTTCAGAATCAGCTGGTTATATTACTACTACTACTACAACTACAACTCAATCAGTTACTCAAGAAAGAACAAAATTAGTTAATAATGTTAGGATGGGTACAGTCACTCAACATGTTGATGATAAAATAACAGATGTTAATGTTATTCCTTATATGAGAGAAAAAAAAGTAACATTTTTTGGTACAAATTTCAAACCAAAAACAAAGTTAACACCATATTTTGGAGATGATACAACTTCAGTTGATAATTATGTTGCAAGAGCCAACGCTTTTGAATTGAATATTGATCCATCAACAGCTGAGGATCTTAGCAGATTAAATGGTTCTGTTCCAATAACGATTTATAATAGTAGTCAAACCGCTATTGCTAAAGTGAAAATGGTATATTCAAATAAAACAGATATATTTCGTGCATATACAATTGATGATGATTCTGATTGTTTTTATAGCAGTAATTTAGTGGGTAAAACATTTGGTACTTACGGAACAATATCAAAATATTGGCATTTATCTGGTTTAACAATTTCAGCAACTAATAATACAATAGTATTGCAACCAGCAGCAACAGGCTCACAACTAGAACCATATTTTAATACATGGAAATATATTTACATAGTATCAGGTACAGGTGCAGGACAAGCAAAAGAAATTTTGAGTTATAATAGTGGTACTAGAACATTTACTATAAAAGGTACATGGACAACTAATCCAGATACAACTTCTGTTTATTCATTAAATTATTTAAATAGTTCACAAACAGGTGTTGTTTGTGGTAGATTTTATATTCCTAGTAGTACATATAGAACTGGGGAAAAACCTTTTATTTTATCTGATAATAGTTTAAATGGAAGTGCAAGTCACTCATATACACATGGACAAGCAATGTTTTATTCTCAAGGATTGATGACGAAAATGTCCAATGAAACAATTACAACCATTTCTCCCACAATTCAAAGTTCAACATTAACTGAAACACAATCTATTTTGAGAACATTGAATCAATATACAGAAACAGTTGATAACACACCAATAGTACCACCAATTGTATATGATAATTACTGTTCAGAATTTTGGCCAAACGGGACTCCTAAGTATGATAGTAATGATTGTGGATTTATTCCGACTGGAAATAGTAGTGATGGCAACGATGTATGATAAAAATGATTTTTTAAAAAAGGTAGATATATGTATCCTCTAGCACAAACATTTTTGATTTCTCCTAAAGAATTTCCTAATGGATTAACTTTAGAATCAGTTAGATTATGCTTTTCATCAAAAGATAGCTTACTTCCTGTAACTGTTCAAATACGTCCAACAGTAAATGGATATCCATCAAGTATAGAATCTTATCCATTTGCTGAATGTGTATTAACACCATATAGTGTTAAAATACCTGTTGATGATATTCCAAGTTTAGATGATAGTGATAAATATACAAATTTCGTTTTAGAATCCCCTGTCTACTTAAAGCCTGGTGAACATTCAATAATTGTAAAATCAAATTCTGCCAAATATGAATTATATTCTTCAACTATGGGAAGTGACAATTTATCGGATGGACAAAAAATATCTAAAAAAAGTACTTCAGGATCATTATTCAAATCACAAAATGCTTCAACATGGGAACCATTGCAAAATACAGATTTGATGTTTAGATTATACAGAAAAAAATATTCAACATCTTCATCATCACAAGCAAAATTTATAATTAAAGGATCTAGTCCTGATCTTATGCAATATGATTCTTTGACACTTTCTACATCAGAAATACTAGTTAATGGTGCAAACTTGAAATATGAATTTGAATCTCTAGATTCTTCACAAAACTATACTTCTCGAAAAACTATTGTTCCTTTTCAAAATTATAGTTGTGATGATGGAACAGGTAGAAGATTAATAACAGCAAATGATAGTGTTATTGTAACAGCAACAATGTCAACTACCGATGATGCTGTTTCTCCTTTATTAGATAAAACACGATTTGGTATTGTTTCTGTAAAAAATCTTATTAATAATTTACCATTAGCTAATACTGGATTTGTTATCGAAAATGGTGGATCAGGATATACAGGATCACCGACAGTAACAATTTCTGGTGTTGGTTCTGGTGCCACTGCTACTGCTCAAATTTCTAGTACTGGTGCGATTAGTGGTATAACAGTAACAAATGGTGGATCAGGATATATTACATCACCCACAATAACAATAAGTGGAACTGGTTCAAATGCCGTTGTAAGATATAATGGTGAAGATTCAATTTCAGGAGGAAATGCTGGTGTTCGTTATATTTGCCGAAGTGTATCTTTAGCAGATGGTTTCGAATCTGGCGATTTAAGAGTTTATATAACAGCATATAAACCTGCTGATTCAAACATCCATGTATTTTATAAAATCATATCAAAATCCGATACCGATAATTTTTCAAATAAAAAATGGCAATTAATGACAGAACTAGGCAGAGGAAGTTTTATTTCTTCTACTAAAACAGATTTTCGTGAATTAGTTTTTGCGCCAGGTACAAATGGTATCGCTGATAATTCCGTTTCATATGTTTATAATAATTCTCTTTTTACATCATTTAGAAAATTTGCTATAAAAATAGTATTATCGGGAAGTTCAACTGTTGATGTTCCTAAAGTTCGTGATTTTCGTGCTATAGCATTACCAACTGGTACATAAAATGATTGATAAAGTAGATATTCCTAATACAAAACTTTATAGAGATATACATTCTAAAGCAATTTTGAATGTTGATAAAGAAAAACGAGATAAATATTACCTACAAAGAGAATTAGCTTTACGAGAAAAAGTAAAATATGATGATATCAATAGTCGTATTTCGAAATTAGAGTCCGATATTTCCGATATAAAAAATCTTTTAGTAAATCTTTCTGAAAAAATAAGGTAATATATGGCAGCAAATAATATAACAGGATTAACTACAGCAAATACTTTTCAACATTGGTTAAATTCTACTAATGCATTAATTAGTACAGCAAATCTGTTAACTGATGGAAATGGTCAAACACTTTATGCAAATACAAAAATAGAAATTGGTGGTATTGATACATGTTTAAATGTTAGAAGTTATATAGAATTTGTCGATGGAACTAGACAAAATACAGCTTTTAATAGTGCTAAAGCTAATTCTTCTTTCGATCAAGCAAACGCAGCATTCATTAAAGCAAATACTGCAAATGTTTATGCATATTCAGCATTCGATAAAGCAAATAGTGCATATACAGTAGCACTTGCCAGTGCAGGAGCAGTAACATCGATTACAGGATCATCACCTATTTCTACTTCAGGAACTACTTCTGTTAGTATTAGTCATAACAATTCTGGTGTAGTACCTGGAAGTTATGGTACATCAGTGCTTATACCTTCTTTTACTGTTGATGCTAAAGGGCATATAACATATGCATCATCTGCAATTGTAAGACCAGGAACTACAACTCAATCAGGAATTGTACAATTAACAGATGCAACTAATAGCACAAGTACAACAACAGCAGCAACAGCAAATGCCGTAAAAGCAGCATATGATTTAGCAAATACTGCAAATTCAAGACCTGCGGGTTCAATTACTATTAATAATGGTACAGGTATAACAGGTGGTGGTACAGGTTTATCATTTACTTTAGGAATTGATCCTAATGCTGTAATTAGAGTAGCTGGATTAGGTGTAAACAGAAATCCATCTGGTGCAGGAGCATTAGACATTACAGGTACTCTTTCATGTAGTGGTGCAGTTTCTACGGGTGCTATTACATCAACAGGTGATATCACCGCATTCTATTCTGATGAAAGATTAAAAGAAAATATTATAAATATAGAAAATGCCTTAGATAAAGTTTATATGTTACGTGGTGTTTATTATAATGCTAATGATATTGCAGTATCTTATGGTTACAAAAAAGAAAAGAAAGTTGGTGTAATAGCACAAGATGTTGAAAAAGTTTTACCTGAAATTGTTGTTCCTGCTCCATTTGATATAGATGATGAAGGTAATAGTAAATCTGGTGAACATTATAAGACTGTTCAATATGATAAACTTGTTCCTCTATTGATTGAATCAATAAAGGAATTAAAACGTGAAATAGATTATTTAAAGTCTAGAATAAACGAAGAATAAAGGGAATCAATTTTGGCAACATATTCAGAATTGAATATTCAACAGGGTACAGATTTTTCGGCAGATATAACATTAGTTGATGATTTAAATCAACCAATCGTATTAGATACATATAGCATTGTTTCCCAAATGAGAAAATCATATTATGCTCTAACAGCATATGATTTTACTACAAGTATAATTGAATCAGCAAATGGTATACTACGAATAGCAATGACTTCGGAATATACATCAAATATAAAGCCCGGTAGATATGTCTTTGATATATTAATTTATGATGCAACAACGACAACACGTGTTATTGAAGGAATCATAAATGTTAATCCATCGGTCACAAAATTATGACAATTATTGCTAAAATAGAACAACAAAAGGTTATTGCTACAAATGTTGCTGTAAGAGGACCTTCTGGACCAATTGGTGCAACTGGTGCAACTGGACCAACAGGTTCTACAGGTATTCAAGGTGCATCTGGT